GGCGACTTTGGAGTTATTACTGGAATTAAAACAACATCAGTTGGAGTTGCTTCAACTGGAATTATTCTTGACTTGTTTATTCCTACAAACTCATTCTTAAGAGATTTAAATATTAATTCTGTCGGAATTGCAACTACTGGAGTGAGTGGAATTCAAACTGGTTACTATTTTAAGGTTTTCAATTCTAATGTTGGTAAAGGTGTCACATCACGTCGATCAGATGGCACTATAGTTGGACTTGGTAGTACATTTATTGATAATATTTATGAAGTAGCTGCAGTTTCTATTGCACAGACTGGAGTTCCTGGAATTGGACTTACTTATGTTGCTAAAGTAACTGTAAGTTTAACAAGTTATAATGGACTTTCAGGATTTGGATTTAGCAGTTTTTATGGTGAATATAGTTGGGGTAGAATTAGTCAATTAAATAGAGCAGATCCAAAATCATTTATAGTTTACAATAATGGTCTTGCAGGAATTTCAACATCACCAACAGTTCAAAGATTACTTCCTCTGAAGTATCGAGATTACTCATCATAAATATATAAAAAACTTCAAAATGGCCGCTATTATAACAGACCAGTTTAGAATACTAAGTGCTAAGAATTTTGTTTCTGCAGCAAGTTCTACAGTTAACTCATATTATGTTTTTGTAGGTCTCCCAAATCCAACAGATTCTAGTTCAACTTGGGATATAAATCCACCTGCGCCAAAAGATAGTTTTGATGAAGAAAATGGTTATTGGGATACTGCCATAGCACTTAAAAAAATATCTCCAGAAAATATGAAACAGGTGGTGAGAAAAATAACCTGGAGTTCTGGAACAACTTATGATATGTATAGACATGATATAAGTAGAACCAATACTTCAAAACCCTCTGGAGTTACCAGTTTATACGCTGCAAATTTTTATGTTGTAAATAGTGATTTTCGTGTATATATTTGCCTCCAAAATGGAACTGACCCAGAAAATCCCGAAGGAAGACCATCTCTTGATGAACCAACTTTCACTGATTTAGAACCAAGATCCGCTGGAACAAGTGGTGATGGATATATCTGGAAATATCTGTATACAATCACTCCAAGCGATATTGTTAAATTTGATACTTCTAATTTTATTCCCGTTCCAAAGAATTGGGAAACCAATGACGAAGATTCTGCAGTTAGAAATAATGCTGCTACCAGTGGACAGTTAAAGATTGTCACTATTACAAATCGTGGAGTAGGAATTGGAACAGCAAACACAACATATACAAGAGTTCCTATAAAGGGTGATGGATCTGGAGCCGAAGCAACAATTGTTGTAAACAATAATTCAAAAATAGAATCAATTACTATTTCGAGTGGTGGTTCTGGTTATACTTTTGGAACAGTTGATTTAGTAACGGGAAATGTTCCTACCGGAACAACATCTCCCGTTTTCGATGTCATTATTCCCCCAAAAGGTGGACATGGTGCAAACATTTATAGAGAACTTGGAGCAAATAGAGTTTGTCTTTACACAAGAATTGAAAATGATACCCAAAATCCAGATTTTATAACTGGTAACCAAATTGCTAGAGTTGGTGTTATAGAAAATCCTTTGGCATACAGTTCAAGTTCTATTTTGACTGAAGATAAAGCAAGTGCAGTATATGCTTTAAAACTTGTTGGAACAGGTTATAGTACAGCAACATTTGTTGCCGACAGTTTAGTTTCTCAAACTATTGGAGTTGGTTCCACGGCTGTAGGTAAAGTTGTGTCTTATGATCAGACTACAGGTGTTCTTAAGTATTGGCAGGATAGAACTTTATCTGGATTCAATACAGATGGAACAAAAGATACAACTCCAATCTATGGATTTGGTCTGAATAGATTTACATCCTCTGTGGGAGCAAGCGGCACAACTATTGTTCAGGGAGGAAGTGTTAATTTAACAATTGACACCAATTTTACTGGTCTCACTACCACAATAAATAGTAGGACATATTATTTTGGTCAAACTTTTACAAATGGAGTTTCAAATCCAGAAGTTCAAAAATATTCTGGAAATATTATCCATGTAGATAATAGACCTTCTGTAACAAGATCATCTAGTCAAAAAGAAGATATCAAGGTAATTTTGCAGTTCTAAGAAATCATGCCAGAGTCAACTAATCTTAACGTTTCTCCATATTTTGATGATTTTGATTCTACAAAGAATTATCATAAGGTTTTGTTTAAACCTGGATATCCAGTTCAGGCTAGAGAATTAACCACGCTTCAATCTATTCTTCAAGATCAGATTGAAAAATTTGGTAATCATGTTTTTAAAGAAGGATCTGTAGTAATTCCGGGTCAATTGAGTTATAGTAATGAGTTTAGATTTGTTAAAATCGAAAATTCATATCTTGGAGTAGATGTTAGTGTTTATATCAATGATCTTGTTGGCAAAAAAATTACTGGCGACGAATCAAAAGTAGAAGCTCAGATTGTATACGTTTTAACACAAAATGAATTGGGAAATGAATATACTACCTTGTATGTAAATTATTTGGCTTCTGGTTTGAACGACCAGAATACATTTTCTGACAATGAAAAACTGACTTTAAATTCTGCATATACAGAAAATTCTGTAATAATCCAAAGTGGAGAAGGTTTTGCAAATACAACTTCCAATGCCACAGGAAATGGATCAGCCGCAGTTCTTAATAATGGAGTTTATTTTTTAAGAGGGTATTTTGTTGAGGTATCTGATCAGACTTTAATTTTAGATCCATATTCAAATATCACAAGTTGTAAAGTTGGATTTGATGTAATTGAAGAGACTGTTACATCAGATGAAGATGATACCTTAAATGATAATGCACAAGGATTTTCAAATTATGCAGCTCCAGGAGCGGATAGATTTAAAGTATCAGCCTTATTAAGTAAGAAAGAAATAACTGATACAACTGCAGATAATTTTGTAGGATTATTGGAAATAAGAAATGGCGAATTAATTAAAAATACTACAACAACTTCCCAATATAATATTCTTGCAACGGAACTTGCAAGAAGAACATCAGATGAATCTGGGGATTATTATGTAAGACCTTTTGATGTAACTGCAAAGGAAACTTTAAATGATAATCTGGGAAATGGTGGAATTTTTCAAGAAAATTCGCTAACGTATAATAACAATACACCAAGAGAAAGTTTAGCAACATATAAAATTGGCGCTGGAAAAGCATTCGTTAAAGGATATGAAGTTGAGTCTTTATCTGCAAACTTCTTGGATTTTGAAAAACCAAGATCAACCAAGAGTGTTACTGATGCAAGCATTGCATATGTAACTGGTCCTACGTTTGCGGTAAACAGGGCAACTGGAGCTCCAAATTTAAATCTTGGAAGTCCATTTATTGTATCTTTAAGAGACTCTAGAGTTGGTGTTGCATCTTCTGCTCTTTCAGGAAAAGAAATTGGTCTTGCAAGAGTTTATGATTATGCATTAGAATCTGGTTCTTATAATACTTCCAATTTAAACCTCAATCAGTGGGATATTGCGTTATTTGATATAGAAACTTATACTGAAATTACACTCAATCAAAATGTAACCCTTACGACTCCTATTCATATCAAAGGTAAAGCAAGTGGCGCAACGGGATATCTGAGATTTGATGTTAACAATGCAGGAATTATTACTGCTTATGGAGTAAAGGGTTCTTTTGCAGCAAATGAAAAATTCATTTTCAATGGAGTGGAGGGAACAAGTAGGGTATCAACAGCAATAACTGAGTATTCAATTCAAGATGTTGAGTCTCTCTCAAACGTTAGCACTTCAACTACTTCATTTACTGCAGATATTGTTCCAATAATAACTTATAATGTTGGACTTGCTTCAATCACCGCAAGATCTACAACAGGTATTAGTAGTATTAGTCTGGACAGAGCAGATAGTAATTTTGCGTTTACAAATAATGTAAAAATTGGAGGATTGGTTCAGTACACAATTTCTGGATCGACTGTTCCAACTTATAATAAAGTTTTAAGCGTATCTCAAAATTCTATTGTTGTAACTGGAGTTGCAACAGTAACAGGAATTTGTGAGGGTTCTCCTCCATCCACTACAAAAACTGTAAGTGACCTATCTATTCTTGGATCATCTTTTCAAACATCGGTAGACAATACATTATACACTAAATTACCTAAAAACTTCATACAATCAGTAGATCTCACAGAATCAAATTTAACTATTAAAAAAGAATTTGCAGTTACTATTACAAGTAATCAATCAAATACTCTGACCGCAGCGACAAATGAAACTTTCTTACCATTTGACGAAGAAAGATATGTATTAGTAAGATCCGATGGTTCTTTTGAAACTTTAAGAGCAGATAAGTTTACTTTTAATGCAACTTCTTCGGAATTAACACTTCGAGGCCTTGGTGCTAATGATAGTAGTGCAAGATTAATTGCAACATTAAGAAAAATCAATGTAAAATCTAAAGTTAAAAATAGAAATAGAATCAACACATTAATTGTAAATAAGTCAAAATATGATTATTCTGGAATTGGATCAACAACAATTAATGATGGATTGACCTATGGCACGTTCCCATTTGGAACAAGAGTACAAGACGAAGAAATTTGTCTGAATGTACCAGATGTAACAAAAATTTATGGGGTGTTTGAATCTACCACTACATCAGAAGCGAATTTATCTTCGGTTACCTTTAGTTCATTAACAGGTCCAACAAACAGAACTGGAGACCTATTAATTGGAGAAACTTTTATTGGTCAAACTTCTGGTGCGATAGCGATTTATACAACTAAAGTAAATGATTTGAAAATCAATTTTGTTTACTTAAATGATAAGTCTTTCCAAGAAAATGAAACTGTTTTATTTGATGAAACAGGAATTGAAGCTGCAGTTTCATCAATTACTTTATCTGATAAAAACATTACTGAAAACTATAAATTAGATTCTGCTCAGAAAAATACAATTTACGATTATTCGAGAATTGTAAGAGATCCTCTGACAAAGGAACCCGCAAAACAAATTAAGATTATTTTTGAGTCTGCGAGTTATGGATCATCTGATCTTGGAGATATTACTACAGTAAATTCTTATGACAACTTTGATTATTGTGATATAGCTCCCGTAGAAGGAAGAGTTGCAAACAGTGATATTTTAGATATTAGACCAAGAGTATCACAGTATTCCGTTTCTGCTGGGTCTCGTTCTCCTTTTGAATTTTTATCAAGAACTTTTTCAGAATCGCAAAATTCTGGGAGAAATATTCTTGCTTCCGATGAATCAATTCTTCTTTCTTTTAACCATTATTTGGGAAGAATTGATCGCATTTTCCTCACAAAAACTGGAGCACTTCAACTTGTTTCTGGAGATTCAGCAGAAACTCCAAGACCACCAAAAGCACTGGATGATGCACTTGAAATTGCGTCTGCAGTTCTTCCACCATATCTTTGCGATGTAAATAAGGCATCTATTCAACTTCTTAATCATAAGAGATATCAAATGAAAGATATCTCAAGACTTGAAGATAGAATTAAAAATCTGGAAACATATACAACTTTAAATCTTTTAGAAGCAAATACACAATCATTAAGTATTCGAGATGTAAATGGATTGGATAGATTTAAATCTGGATTTTTTGTTGATAATTTTAGAAATTTAAATACACAAAATACAACTACAAAAATTAAAAATTCAATTGACGCAACAAATCAAGAATTAAGACCATCTCCATATTGTACTGAAGTTGATCTTTTAATTGGATCAAAGTCACTAGTGGGAATTGGAGCTTCTGTGGATCCTACAGCAGACTCAAGATTTGTTACAGATTTAATTGGTAGTAATGTAA